TACCGAGTTACACCTAACGCAGGTCTTGATGGATATGGATTTTATCAACTATGGATTATTTACGATATGGCTCCAAACGGAGTACTCCCCGTCTTTACAGATATCTTCACAAGCGCAAGCATAAATTGTGCTCCAAGAGTTGATCAAATGTGGCGTTTTAAAATTTTAAAACATCAGACTCATGGAGTTCTAAGAAGTTCAACACTTCAACTAAGCGAAAATTCAAATACTTATAAATATTCAGAAGTTTCTTTAGGAAATAAATTAGTCCAGTATCTTAATACAGGAGTCGGTATTGCTGATATTGCTAAAGGAGCTTTATACATATGTGAAATCGGTTCAAATAGTTCTTGTGATTATTTTGGAAATCACAATGTTAGATTCAGAGATATTTAATAAATTGTTTTAATATATTAAAGTGCTTCGCACTATCCCACCATGGTAATGGATGGTGTTCTGGTTTACTTTTCGCTGCTCAAACCCTAGGTTAAGGGTGTGAGCCCTAACCCTAATTTAACCTCTAAACCCTAAAACCCTAAAACCCTAGATAAATTCTCGCTACATTTTAACTAAATCTTTATTATATAATTATGTTCTGTCCTTCTATCTTTTCAATGACGGTAAACCGTCGATTCAAGGCGTCTCTGGTCTCTTCATCTTGCCAAATCCCTTCAATCGTATATTGCGATGTAACAAAGAACTTTTTGGGTCTGATTTTGAGGGAACCTCCTTTGTTTTCTCCGATGAAGGGGTAGCTGTCAGCCCAATGTTTAAGCTTTCCTCCCAGTCCGACGTCGAACTTGTCAACATCGTCGAGAAGAACGATGTCTTCTCGCTGGTATCCGTCCCACCATTGGTTTCTAGGTTTGGGATAAAGGTCTGGATAGGCGTCAAGAACGGATCTGGTTTTCCCACATCCTGAAAGGCCGAATATCCATACTCCGCAAGGTGCTGATAAGCGTTCCACAGGGGGCATATAATCTTTCTCGATTCGTCTAATTGATGAATAAAGTCGCAGTCTGATGTCTGCGTCAATGTTCTCAATGTCTCCAATTTTGGCAAGAGCCCAAGCACTGTCGTAACGAGCACGTTCCATTGCTCCCTTCTGAGCAGAGGTGATAGGTATACATCCACGTTCATAAACGACCTCATTGGGATGTGTATCCACGGGGCGAGTCTTTCTACAGTAGAGCTCATTCTGACTGGGGGTTCCATTGGCAATGAGCACGTGACAACCAGGGAAGTCCCGACGAACTGTAGACTTACGTACGGCATTGGCATAGTACACGTACCCTTGAAGATGTGGGGTTCCAGTACTTGGAGCAAGTTCTTCACCAGCGATGATGTATCGTACGTCCAAGGAATCCAGCTTAGATCGATAGTCATTAGGGTAGTTGTTCCATGTAAAAAGCCAAGCGCGTCTCCGGTGATTAGAGGGGGGTTCATTATCGACGGACATAACGGCAGGGGAATTCATCGGTTTAAGTATTCGGGCGGAGCTTCAATTACGCGAAGGAGCGTGTAAACTTTGTGGGGTAGGGTAAACAGGGTCATGTGTAACCTGACACTCTGACATGACACACTAGGTCTAGGGTAATAATACGCTTCGCTCCCCTAGACCTAAATTGTTTGGTGACCCAGCTATTCAGGCAACATAGTGTCCTGGGGTTTTAAGCGTAAAACATCATGAGTTCACTGGCATCATTGAAACGCAAATACAAAACATATGCTGCTCGCAGTCAACAAATGAAACGATTTCGACCAACGGCTACGGGAAAGAAAAATGAATTAAAAGTGTCGAACGTCAATACTTCAACAGCATTTACGACCGCAGGATCTATAGCATTACTAGATGGAATATCAGCAGGTTCAGATATTAATCAGAGAGATGGTCGACAAATCAAACTAGATAAATTGATTTGGCAATACCGAGTTACACCTAACGCAGGTCTTGATGGATATGGATTTTATCAACTATGGATTATTTACGATATGGCTCCAAACGGAGTACTCCCCGTCTTTACAGATATCTTCACAAGCGCAAGCA